GGAGAGTCCGGGACTCCGCACATCCAAGGATTCATCATCTTCACCTCGCGCAAGCGACTCACTTCAGTTAAATCCCTCGCTGGTGACCGCTGCCACCTCGAGGTTGCGCGAGGAACAAGCGATCAGGCGGCCAACTACTGCAAGAAGGATGGCGACTACGTGGAGCACGGCTCCTACGCCGTTGGCCCGGACCAGGGCAAACGCAATGACTGGGAGGAACTTCGGGACTACATCAAGCAGTCCGTTTCGCGACCTACCCTTGGAGAACTTTGGGACCACTTCCCTTCCCTCGTCGGACGATATCGCTCGTCCGTTATTCATGCGATTGATGAACTCTATCAACCGCCTCCACGCGAAATTGGACAACTTAGAGATTGGCAGCGAGAACTCGAGTCAGAACTCGATGGACAGCCAGACGACCGATCCATTCGATTCGTAATTGATCCAGAAGGTAATAACGGAAAAACTTGGTTCATTAAGTACTATATGTTTAAAAATCCTGGCACGTGCCAGATGTTGTCCGTTGGTAAACGAGACGACCTTGCTCACTGTCTTCGCACTGATTCCAGAGTGGTCTTTGTCAATTGTCCTCGAGGATGCATGGAGTACTTGCAGTACAGCTTCTTGGAGTCAGTAAAGGATGGCATGATCTTTTCGCCAAAATATGATTCCATGACTAAACAGATGGAACAACAAGCGCACGTGGTTGTTATGTGCAACGAACTACCGGACTATAACAAACTTTCGCGCGACCGATTCAAAGAAACACTTATTGGAGAACTAAATATGCCCGAAGATTTGAATAATCGAGTGAACTCACTCACGTACTAAATAAACTATTAACTTATACTGATAGGCCGGTCAGCGAGGGGCCCGCGCCCCCGGCGCCCTGGTTTAAGGCCCCGAGCCCCCCGAAGGGGACCGGCCCAACACCCCCCGACACCCGACCGATGCTCGCAGGGAAAATGAACTATAAGCACTTAGGGGTCCTTCCATACCATCATATGGTTATGTTGCATTTGTACTAAATTGGGCGAGGCATTTCCCGCCCCTGCAAATGCTGTCTGTACCCACCAGATAAAAAAGAACTGTCCGTCCTTCGGGTATTCATCGGCCTGTTCGTCGTACACCTGTTGGCGGTTAATCTTGATGTATGTTTTCAAACGTCTGATATTGCAGCAGTTTCCTTGATATTCGTTGACTCCCGGCAAAAGATATCTCTTTCTTTTAATCACGGCAAAGTCGTCAGAATTAATTGGACGATAAAGACTATTCACTCCATTCAGAGCAGAAAAAGCAATGGTCCTTGGCCCAGTGATCGCCCTGAAAAACAAATTTCCGTCAATTTGTGGTGCCGTTGGGTTGGCCTTGATGGCCAACGCATTAGCTGTTTTCGCCACAACCCAAACGAGATTTATAGTAACCGCATTCGCCGATGCGTTTCTGAAAATAAACGTTGATCTCACTCCTCTGAAATCAATTGTATCCGCTACTCTTTCCGAACGCGTAACCCCAACGGGGATCGGTCCGTTAATCGGCACCTGATACAGGTTGCCAGCATCGTACAGATCGTCTCCTTGGTACGCAAAGCGTGTCTTAGTTGGTATGAACGTAGTCCGCGGTCTACCAATCTCGGCACGTGCCTTCACTTTCCACGATCGGCGGGCTCGTCCGCGGGATCGTTTGAATTTCAAAACACGCCGCCGGCCGCTCCGACGGCGCATCAGCGCCATGCGCATGCGCTTTGCGGGTCTCATTTGAATTTGAACCTGTCTTGCGGGACTATTCAAATACTCCCGTAACGGTTCAGGCGTTACGAAATAATATGGATCGGGTCCCCCGAAGTAGTCCGTGTGACCGGCAGCCTCGTTATAGTCGGTAAAGGCTCTTTTCAAAACGTTCTTTACGGGAGTAACATAACGTGACATGTTTTTATGAGAGGAGTGCGGAGTCAGTATTACCTCCGCACTTCTCTTCTCATGCTCATAAAATCAAAATGGCTCCGCCTCAATCCCAACGATGGGTGTTAACCCTAAATAACTTCACACCGGATGAACGCGATGCCCTCGTCGCATTAATCCAATCAGACGTTGTTAAATATGGTGTCCTCGGATATGAAACCGGAGAGTCCGGGACTCCGCACATCCAAGGATTCATCATCTTCACCTCGCGCAAGCGACTCACTTCAGTTAAATCCCTCGCTGGTGACCGCTGCCACCTCGAGGTTGCGCGAGGAACAAGCG